ATTATTAAGCTCTCTAAAAGCATACAACTGATTAATAATATAATTTGCCAACAATATATCTAAAGTTTTTGTTTCTTTATCAATTTCATATTTACCAAGTAAGTCTGCAAGATCGCTCAAAAAACTAGGATTATCCATTATTTCATTATCTCCGATATTGGTAATAAATTTTGATGTAGGTTATTCAAATGACACATATCTTCAATATTTTTTATATGATTGAAGAGATGTTTGGCAAGTATATAATCGGGAATGTTCAATCTTGTATCAATCCCATTGTTACTCAACACCATCGCCAGTTCCAGTTTGAATTTCTTGTTTTCCGTCATATTTTCCCCAAACGTCGTTCCAAGTGCCTTTCAATGCTCCTTTGGCGTAACTTGTTGCTCGGCTTTCAAAAAAGTTCTCATGATTTTGACTTGCAATCATTTCATCAATCCACGGTAAAGCATTATTTTTAACTCCGTGAATACCTTTTAGACCAAGACTGATAAGTCTTCTGTCCACAATATATTTAATATACTGTTTCAAATCGGAAGATTTGAGTCCTCGAATCACTTCTTTACCTTTGTACACATGATCGATGAAATCTATTTCCAGTTCGGTCATCATATCCGCAGTGGCATAAATTTCACTTTTCACATCATCAGTCCACAATCTTGGATTTTCTTGGATTATGGTTCTGAACAGAGTGATCAAGCCTTCAACATGCTTTTGCTCATCCAACACACTCCAAGACACAATCTGACCCATACCTTTCATGAGACCTTGTCTTGGATAATTCAATAGCATTGCAAATGAAGAAAATAAAAACATACCTTCGGTGAAAGCACTTATTCCCGCAATTTGTAACGGCAGTGAGTTTTTATCTGTTTCACTGTTCACAATATTTTCGAAAAAATCATGCTTCTCTTTCATCACAGGTACTTTCAGGAATTCACTATAAAATGAATCCGCTTTACCCAATGTTTCAATCAAATATGAATATGCATCGATGTGAGTTGCTTCTCTTGAAGCGAACCCCAAAAGCATCATACGTATTTCAGGATGTTTGAAATGTGGTAAATAATCTTTTATATAACCATTCGCCACATCAATATCGCTTTGAGTAAATAATAAAAATGTATCACTCAAAAATTGTATATCATCTTTTGTAAGCTTGTTATTCCAATCTCGAACATCCTCATGCAAGGGAACTTCACGACTTATCCAATGCATCTGTTCATGTTCAAGCCAAGTCTCATAAGCCCAAGGATACATAAAAGGCTTAAAAGAGTCTCTTGTTGCAAATATATCTTTTCTCATTGACATTTTAACCCCCTATTATATTCAGTACAGCAAATTCTTCATAGAGTTCTCTTGCAAAATCATTATAAGCAAGTGCTGCTTCCTCTTCTTCGCTAAAGCACCCTATTCTTGTTGTTTTTCGCTCACCTGGAAAATTTATTTGGGCTAACCATTTTCTTTCAGTTCTGCTAAAAGACACTCCAATATATTTACTTGTAGCGTTACTTCTTTTAAAATTAGAATTTTTATGATTTTGACTAAGTGTTGCTAACCTTAAATTCTCAATACGGTTATCATCTCTTATTTGATTAATATGATCAACAACAAAACCCTCTGGGATTTTCCCATTGAACATCGCCCAAATTACTCGGTGCACTTTATATCTATGCTTATTAAGTTGGAAATAGAGGTAACCATAGGGGTCTCTTAAGTTAATCTCATTGCCTTTTTTAAAGTGCGCGTCTTTTCTTTCTTTCCAAAAAAGCTTACCATCAATATAATTAAAAAGTGTGTTTGCTAAGGTCTTGTCAAATATTACTCGCACGCAAGGCACTCCTCTTCAGTCGATTTAAGAAAAGGAACTTTCATTGAATCCATCGCCACTCTTTCAATCTTTTTATTCATTGAATCACCGTGATAAATCTTATCTGATCTGCAATAGTACAATGTCTTGAGTTTCTTTTTCCATGCCATGTAATGTACATGATGTAAATAGTCAAGTGATGCATTTGCTTTGAAGAAAAGATTCACCGATTGAGCTTGATCGATATACGGTTGTCTGTCAGCAGCATGTTGAATGATCCAGTTTTGATCCAATTCAGAAGCTGTCTTGAACACATCTTTTTCATCTTGTGTAAGACATTCCAAATGTTGTACAGAACCTGCGTTGGAAACTATACTGCTCCAAGCATCCGTATACTCAGATAGTGTGGGTATTCTTTTGACTAAGATCTTATCAAGATACTTATTCTTATTCAAGAATGATCCTGATAAAGTATCTTGTCGATAAGCATTACCTCTGAATGGTTCAATACTCGGTGAAGTATTGCCCATGATGATTGAAGAACTTGCATTTGGTGCGATTGAACTCATATGACTAAATCTCACACCGTAACCCATACCGTCAGGACATTCTCCTCTTTCAAGTCCCAAATCATAATTGACAGTTTTAAGATGTATTTCATATCTACTGAATATCTGCCTATTCACCGAAGATGCCATGGCACTTTCAAATGGAATACCTTTAGATTGCAGTAATGCATGAAATCCCAAAGCTCCAATACCGATCGCTCTTTCACGATAAGCACTGAACTTTGCCCTTATAACTTCATCAGGCGCATCTCTGATAAATATATCTAAAGCATTATCAAGCATCTCAGCAACATCTCTGTACACTTGATAGTCATCTTTCCATTCATCCCAATACTCAAGATTAAGAGAAGCTAAGCAGCAAACCGCTGTTCTTTCTTTATCTGTGGGTAAAGTTATTTCTGTACATATATTTGATTGAGTTACCGACAAGTTTAATTTCTTTTGAAACTCAGGTAATTGTCGGTTACTTTCATCAATGAAATGCAAATAAGGTTCTCCAGTTCTCATTCGTGTTTCAAGTATACTTTCCCACAACTGTTTTGCCGAAACTACTTCTTTGACAAGACCTGTGTGTGGATCAATCAAATTCCAAGCATCATCACAGTTTTCATCTTTCATACAATCTTCAATCAACTGCATAAAATCATCCGTGATATTCACACCGTGATGAAGTTCCTGACAACGCTGATTGGCATCACCTGTAGGTTTACGCATGTCGATGAATTGCTTAATATTTGGATGACTGATACCCAAATACGCTGCAAAAGATCCTCTGCGTGTTTTACCCTGACGGTAAGCCAATGAAATTGCCTCATACGTCTTCAAGTGTGGCATCACTCCCACCGATTTATCGTCCTCCGAACGTATACCGATGCCCAAGCCTACACCTCCACCCGATACACTCAGCCAGCAAATTTCAGCCAAAGTGTTGATCAATCCGCTGGCACTGTCATCAATGTATGACAAGTAACACGAGATCGGTAAACCCTTCTTCGATGTGCCGTAAGAAAGTATCGGTGTGGATGCACTCAATATTTGTCTACTCAATAAGTTGTACAGTCTGTCCGCATGTGCTTGATTGCTCGCAAAAGCCGAAGCCACGAAAGCAAACCTATCTTGAGGTGATTTTTCAGATTCCAGCATATAAGAATCTTTCAAACGCCTCAATCCCATTTCATCAAACAAATTATCTTTTGAATAATCTCGTTCTATTTCATATTTGTTCATCTTTTTCCTATTTAAAGTGATTCAAAACTATCTTCCAATGGTTCTTCAATCATTCTGCCTTGCTCATGTTGATAAAACAAACCTCTTACTGGACCGGTTTGTCCTGTTGTTCTTGCTTTCAATACCGACATTTTAACTGTATTTCTTTCAGATTCTGAAGATGCAGCCATGTTTCTTGCGAAAGCAATTACATCATAGCTGATCTGTTTAATTGAACCTGAACCTTTAATATCATCAAGACTTGGCATTTTACCTTCTTCGAAAGACTTTCCACCCGTTGCAGCCTTTCTCAAATGTGAAACTAAACCTATCCATACAGGATGCTTTTGAACTATTCTTGAAAGCTCATTCATCATCTTGTCTTGTGCTTCATTACCTGTCAAATCCGCAACACCTTCAGACACAAGAATTGTTATGTGATCGATGAAAATATATTTACAACCGACAAGACTCATATATTCTATCTTATCAAGTATTGTACCATCGGCAAAGTTACCCTCATGATTCAATAACACAACTCTGTTTTCTCCGAATACACTGTCGAAACCCACTCTCAATTCTTCAAGAGGAATTTCTTCATGTGCAGCATTCTTTGATATTGCCATACCTGCAAGCTTAGCACCTGTTTCTGCTGGTGTTTCTTCCAGAGATATGATACCGATTTTATCATTTGTTACAATCAAATCATGCAACATAATTTCACGCATGAGTGTTGATTTACCTGAACCTGTACCGGATATAAATAAAACTATCTCATTCAGTCTTTGACCTTTAAGTTTCTTATTTACACTTGCCATACAATCAGGATAAGGCACTGCAGGTATGGCAATATCAAAGAATGC